CCTATACAGCAGCTTACAAGCAATTCAGGAGCTTCTAAGACACAAATGCTTATAGCTAACTTAAACCACTATTTAGACATGATAAGAGCTGTAACAGGCTTAAATGAAGCGAGAGACGGTACTATGCCAAGTGCGGATGCTTTAGTAGGTATTCAGAAGCTTGCTGCTTTAAGTTCTAATACTGCTACCCGCCATATATTAGACGGAAGTCTTTACATATACAGAACGTTAGCCGAAGCGCTGACTTATAGGGTGGCAGATATATTAGAATATTCTGATTTTAGAGAAGACTTTATAAATAAAATAGGGAAATACAATGTGAGTATCTTGGGAGATATTTCAGAGTTATACATTTATGACTTTGGAATTTTTATTGAGCTATCTCCCGATGAAGAGCAGAAAGCGATGCTAGAACAAAATATACAAATGGCATTATCTAAAGGGGATATTAACTTAGAAGATGCTATTGACATAAGAGAAATAAAGAATTTAAAGTTAGCTAATCAATTATTAAAAGTAAAACGTAAAGCTAAACAAGAGCAAGATCAGCAAATAGAAATGCAAAGGCAGGCTATGATTTCTCAACAGCAATTAAAAGCGCAAGAGATGGCAGCTCAAGTTGAGATGCAAAAAATACAAATGGAAACTCAAGCAAAAATGCAATACCGCCAAGCAGATATAGCGTTTGAAATAGAAAAACAAAAAACTGAAGCTCAATTAAAATCACAATTAATGGCACAAGAGTTTCAGTATAATCTTCAATTAAATGGCGTTACGGAGGCCTCTTTATCTCAAAGAGAAAATGCTAGAGAACAAGCAAAAAGTGATAGAATTAGTCAACAAAATACCGAGCAATCTAAAATGATTACTCAAAGAAAAAATAATTTACCACCACAAAATTTTGAATCTAACGAAGACTCTTTAGATGGTTTTGATCTTTCTGAATTTTCACCTAGATAGAAAATGTGTGTATAAATTTTATGTAACTTTGCAAATAAATTAAATCAAATCAAATGGATATAAAAGTACGAGAAGTATCGACTGAAGAAAAGTCGTCTCAACAAATTGAACAAGAACTGCTTGATAAACATGAGCAGTCTCAACAAGCGGCTGAAGAGCAGCCAGCTGAAGAAAGTACAGAGCAAATCTCTGTTCAAACTGAGGAGGAGGAAGTTGTGGAAGAGTCCCCTAAAGACGAGGGCGAGGATAAAGTTAAGGAAGAAGAAGAAATAGTACCGGAAACACCTCCGGAATCTCCGCCGCAAATGGAGGAGAAAGATGTTCTTTCATATATTGGAGAAAGATATGGTAAGGAAATTAATTCAATTGATGAATTAATAAGCACCAGAGAGGAAGCTGAAAAGCTCCCTGAAGACGTTGCTACTTACTTAAAATATAAAAAAGAAACAGGGAGAGGAATAAATGATTATGCAAAATTGCAAAAAGATTATTCTGATTTAAGCCCTGATGCTTTGCTTAAAGAGTATTATACAATAACAGAAGAAGGTTTAGACCCAGAAGATATTGACTCTATGATGGAAGATTTTACGTTTGATGAAGAAATTCATGAACCGGCAGAAATTAAAAAAATCAAATTAGCAAAGAAAAAAGAAATTGCTAAAGCTAAAAAGTTTCTAAAACAACAGCAGGAACAATATAGACAGCCTCTTGAGTCAAGGGAAAGTTCTGCCACTGCTAACCAGGAGCTTATTGAGTATAGGCAATATTTTGAGAATGCTAAATCTCAGGAAACGGAAGCGAACACGAAGCGTGAATGGTTTCAAAAGAAAACAAACGAAGTATTCGGGTCAGAATTTAAAGGTTTTAAATTTAACGTAGATCAAGCTGAAATTGTTTATTCCCCTGGAAGCACCTCTGAACTTAAAAAAGCCCAAGAAACTCCCTTAAATTTTATAAATAAATTTATGGACAGCAAAGGGTTTATGTCAGATGCAGAGGGCTACCACCGATCATTAGCAATTGCAATGAATCCTGATAAATTTGCTAAGTTCTTTTATGAACAAGGTAAATCACAGGCAACTGATGATGTAATACGTAAAACAAAAAATGTCAATATGACTGAGCGTAATGCACCAGAGGTTTCTGTTAAGTCAGGTTTTCAAGTTAAATCTGTTTCCCAGCCTTCGAGCAAAGGACTCAGAATAAAGAGTATAAAAAAAACGTAATAATAATTTAAAATAATAATAAAATGGCAGGACAAGTTAAGACAACGCCAACGTATGCGTTGACACCGAGTTCAGAAAGAACTCCGACCCCAGAAAACTATATTATTAATTTCGATTTCTTAAATCAGTATTTACCTGACACTTATGAAAAAGAATTTGAAAGATATGGTAATAGAACTATCTCCTCTTTCCTTAGAATGGTTGGAGCAGAGATGCCTACTAATTCAGACCTTATTAAATGGGCTGAGCAAGGTAGATTACACACGAAATATACAAGTGTGGGAAGTGGTGCTTTGGTTAATGCAGACCAAGCAACATTCCAAGTAAATGATGCATTAGACCCAGCAGCAGCTGAACAAGTTATCAGAGTAGGACAAACAATTGTGGTTGTTCAAAATGATGGTTCAGGTATGAATAAAGCTGTTGTTAGTGCAGTTAACAACGCCGCTGGTGGTGCAGGACAGTTCACAGCTGACTTTTACGAAGCAGGTGGGTTAGTTACAGCAGGAACAGGGGTAGGTAACGCAGATGTTACTGTATTCATTTACGGTTCAGAATTTAGAAAAGGTACAGCAGGTATGGTAGGTTCACTAGAATCTAATGACTTCATCTTTGACAACAAGCCAATCATCATTAAAGATACTTACACAGTATCTGGTTCTGATATGGCTCAAATTGGATGGGTAGAAGTTACTACAGAAGACGGTGCAACTGGATACCTTTGGTACTTAAAATCTGAGCACGAAACAAGATTAAGATTCGATGACTATTTAGAAACAGCTATGATTGAAGCTGTACCAGCTGAGCAAAACTCAGGTGCTGCTGCTATCTTAGGTAGCGCAGGTGGTGCTGTTAATCCAGGTGCTGGGTCAGATGGTATCTTCTATGCAGTTACTCAAAGAGGAAACATCTGGGACGGTGGTAACCCAACTACCCTAGCAGATTTCGATTCTATCATTAGTAGACTAGACAAGCAAGGAGCTATTGAAGAAAATGTAATTTTCGCAAACAGACAATTCATTTTTGATATGGACGATATGTTAGCTGCTCAAAACTCTTACGGAGCGGGTGGTACTTCTTACGGTCTATTTGATAACGACGAAGAAATGGCTTTAAATCTAGGATTCTCTGGATTCAGAAGAGGTTATGACTTCTATAAAACTGATTGGAAATACTTAAACGACCCTACAATGAGGGGTGGTTTACCATCAGGTGCAGGTTCTGGTAAAATCAATGGACTATTAGTTCCAGCTGGTTCTACAAGTGTTTATGACCAAATTCTTGGTAAAAATGCTAAAAGACCTTTCTTACATGTTAGATATAGAGCTTCAGAAACTGAAGACAGACGTTACAAAACTTGGATTACTGGCTCTGCTGGTGGTGCAGCTACTAACGACATTGATAACATGCAAGTAAACTTCTTGAGTGAGAGAGCTGTATGTACTTTAGGTGCAAACAACTTCTTCTTATTCCAAGATTAATACTTAATTATAAGGGGTGCAGCAATGTGCCCCTTTTTTAAATTTTAAATTAAATTAAATCAAATGAAAAAAGAAAATAAAAGTCCTAAAACGGACACAGTAAAAATTACCCCAAAAAAATCTACACCAAAATTTGTAGATAAACAATATAAACTTACAAGAGAAACCCCACCTTTATCTTTGATATTAGCATCAAGGCATACTACAAGGTTTCCTCTGCTACACTTTGACGACACAACCGGTATTAACAAACCTTTAAGGTATGCAAGAAATCAAAACTCACCTTTTCAAGACGAGCAAGATGATAACGCTATCCTTGAGCCAATTGTATTTGAAGACGGGTTTTTACACGTACCTAAAAATAATCAGGTATTACAGAAATTTATGTCTTTACATCCAGGTAATGGTAGAGTATTTGTTGAAGTTAATAAAGCTAAAGAAGCTGAAGAATTAGTTCATGACTTAAACTTAGAGGTGGATGCTTTAATTGAAGCCAGACAACTTAGCGTTGACCAGGTGGAGAACGTAGCGAGAGTGTTATTCCAAAGAGATGTATCACAAGTTACGACTGCCGAACTTAAAAGAGATATATTGATATTTGCTAAGCAACAGCCAGGAGGGTTTATGAAACTCTTACAAGATCCGGCTTTAAAGTTTAATGCTACTATACAAACTATCTTAGATAAAAATTTATTACAGCTTAGAAACAATAAGAAAGAAGTGTGGTTTAATACAGCTTCTAATAAAAAGAAGATGTGTAACGTTCCGTATGGAGAAGACCCACTGTTTATAATAGCCTCTTACTTTGAGAGTGATGATGGAATAGAGTCATACAAGCACTTAAAAGCATTAGCAAAAAATTCGTAACTTTGCGATAAGTTTAACTATTAATTTTTTTACAATGCAAAAATTTTTAAATATCCCAGTAACTAATGAGCAAAACCAATTGGTGGCCGTTAGTGGAATTGTGTTAATAGAACAAGCGTCTACTACTACAGTAATAATTACATATGATGGTGGTAAAGCAACAACTATTACTCACGCAACAGCAGGTGCGGGAGATGAAACACAAAGAGATGCAATTCAAGACGCAGTTGTGGCAGCATTAACTACTTCTTGGACAAACCCAGCGTATAATGTAGAGAACCTACCTTATGCAGTAAGTGGAATAGCAGTCGCATAACGATTTAATCCTTCCTTTACTATCGACAGGAAAGCACCCTAATTCAGGGTGCTTTTTTATTTTGATTATCTTTGTATAAAACAATTCAAGATGATAAATTCAGTTAGAAACACTGTTCTTGCTATAATTAATAAGAACAACTATGGGTATATCTCCCCTAGTGATTTTAACTTATTCGCTAAACAAGCGCAGTTAGATATATTTGACGAATATTATGTAAACTATAACCAGCAAGTTAATGAGGAAAATGCCAGGGTTTCAGGAACTGGATATGCTGATATTAAGTTAGCTTATGAAGAAGTGATAGATACTTTTTCTATGACCTCTTCTTTAACTCAAAATAATTTAAACACTTACTACTTACCTTCAACGACTACAACAGGAGATGATTATTATTTAATTAATAACGTGTATTGTTATAGTGGTGGAATTTATCAAGGAGAGGCGGAGAAGGTTAGTAATACTAAAATAAAACTCCTTACTTCTTCTTTATTGACTGCACCTTCTAATGAATATCCAGCCTACACTCAACAAGGGGATTCTATAACCATATATCCGACAACTTTTACAGGAGCAAATGATATTCAGTCAACTTATATTAGATATCCTAAAGACCCTAAATGGACTTATGTAACTCTTTATGATGGCGAGCCTATGTTCGACCAAACGCAAGCTGACTATCAAGATTTTGAATTACCTATAGATGACTCAAATAATTTGGTAGCAAAGATACTACAGTATGCAGGGGTATCTATAAGAGAAGCAGAGGTATTCCAGTTTGGACAAATTGAAGAACAAATGCAAAATCAAGAAGAATAATTATGGCTTATATAAATCAAGAAAAATATTATACTAATGACGGGGCAGCGCCTACGGATTCTAACTGGGGATCATATCAATATGTGAGCTTAGCTCAGTTGATGTCTAATTTTCAATTAATGTACGAGGGAAACCACTCATTAGTAAACAATGAAAACAGATATAAAATTTTATTTCACACTAAAAGAGCTATTCAAGAATTGAATTATGATGCTTTTAAAGAGATTAAAGCTTTAGAGTTGCAAGTATATGATGACTTAAAATTTGTTTTACCTTCTGACTATGTTAACTGGGTAAAATTATATATGTTAAAAGATAATGTGCTAAGAGAGTTAACAGAGAATATTCAAGTACAATCTGCTATTTCTTATCTACAAACTAATACTGCTGTATTTACTTATGACGGGAGTAATAATGCTACGATTGTAGCTTCCGACCTAGACACTGAAAGAAAAGACAGTTCTTTACGAAGCATTTATTTAAACCAAAACAATGACCAAGCTGTTGACCCTGAATGTCAAAACTGTAATCAAGATTTGTACAGAATAGGAGCTAGATACGGTTTAAACACAGAAACCGC